GGCTTAACCCGCGCCAGATGAGCCTCGCCTGTAACCCCGAGGACTCCGAGCACTGGATCGCTCAGGCGTTCGAGCCGGACGCCGGCACGCGCCTCGTCCTGGACGACAAGGGTCGGCCGCTCTGCGACGTCATCCTCTCGAGCTTCCACGACAACGAGCGCCATCTGCCCGATGGCTACCACGATGACCTGGAGACGTTGAAGGGCACGGTCTTCTACGACCGCTTGGTGCTCGGGAAGTGGGCGCGCGCCGAGGGGCTCGTCTTCCCGATGTACGACCCCGCGATCGTCATCCCGGTGCCCGAGTCGTGGGCGGCCTGGGGCGGCTTCCCGCCGCCGGACTGGCCGCGCTGGCGCGGTATCGACTTCGGATACCGGAACCCGTTCGTATGCCTGGACATCGCCACCGACCCCGCGACCGGCGTCGACTACGTCTATCGCGAGTGGAGTCGCTCGGAGATGCTGGTCGAGGACCACGCGCGCCAGATCCGGACGTTCGAAGATGCGGAGATGGCCACGATCAAGCGCGCGCGCGCCTGGTCGGGCGACCCGGACGACGACACCTTCCGCCTCGAGCGGCTGATCGACGGCAACCTCCGCGGCGCCTTCGCCGACCACGACGCCGAGGACGCTGCGACGCTCGCGCGTCACGGCGTGCGCACCTCGCCGGCGCGGAAGAACATCAACGGCGGCATTCAGGCGATCGTCTCCGCGCTCAATCGCAACGCCTTGAAGATCGTCAGCAACTCGCTCGTCGGCGGAGAGAACCCACTCGAGGTGCGGATGAAGCTCCCGACCTCGCTGGCGAAGGAGCTCTCCTGCTATCGCTGGCAGCGGCAGCCGGACAAGTCACGAAACCCGGTCGACCCCTCGCGCGAGAAGCCGATCGACGCGAAGAACCACCGGATCGACGCGCTCGCCTACATCTTCTACTCGCGCGCGACCCAGCCGCGGCCGAGCGTCTTCGTGGGGGGCGCGTGACCGCGCTCCGGCTCCGGACCGTGACCTGCGAGCTCGGGCCCATGGACGGCGCGGAGGTCGTGCTGCCTGCGTCCATCGTGCTGCCCGACACGATCGAGTTCCCGCACTTCCGAAGCGTTGCCCGCCGCGACATCTACCGGCTCACGGCCGAGGGCGAGACGCAAGCGCGCTATGCGTTCGATCACGTCGAGGTGGGGGCGTGAAGCTCCGCGACCGCGTCTCCTCGGCGCTCCGCACGCTCCTCGGCTATCCGACGCCCGAGGGCGGCGTCGTCCCGAACTATCGGCCGAGCCTGGTCGGGCATCCCTACTACCTGAATCCGGTCGTGCTCGACCACGCGAAGGCGGTGCGCCTGGTCGCCACCGTGCGCGCATGCGTGATGCAGAAGGCGAGCGATATCGCCTCGCAGCCGGTAGTGATTGAGCGCGAGACCTCGACGGGCTGGGAACCGGTGGAGCGCACGAAGGGGAACATCGTCGACGTCTGGCACGCGGGCAACCCGCGTCAGACGGGGCGCGAAGTCATCCGCGACCTGCAGGCGAACTTCATCACCCACGGTAATGCCTACCTCGTGGTCGAGACCTTCGGCATGAAGACGCCGAGCGAGCTCTGGGTGATGCCCTCGCACCTGGTGGTGCCCATCCCCGGCGAGCGCCGGATGCCCAAGGCCTATCTCTTCAACGGCGGCGCGCTCTCCTACGGCGGCCAGCAGTTGGCGATACCCGCCCAGAACGTCGTCGCCTTCCATGACTTCCAGCCCGAGGACGAGCCGATCGGTGCCTCGCCGCTCGACGCGGTCCAGTTCCAGTACGAGACGCGCTATGACCTGATGCGCTTCTTCCAGAAGGTCGTGAGGAGCGGTGGCGCGGCCGCGGGGTATTTCCGTGTTCCGGTGCCCGCGAGCGGCATCCCGTTCTCGATCCCCGAAGACCAGAAGCGCGAGCTCGCGAAGGCGATCCGCCGGAGTCGCCGCGACATCGACTTGCCCACGATCCTCGATGCGCTCGAGTTCCAGCGCATGGGCCTGACGATGCCCGAGCTCCAGTTCATCGAGAACACAACGCTGACAGACAGCGACATCTGTCGTGCCATCGGAGTGCCGCCGTGGTACGTGGGCGTGCGCGACGAGGCGAGCAATCGCGCCGCGATCGACCCGGCGTCGCAAGAGCGCATGTATTGGATGAAGCTCCGCTCCGAGGTCGAGCTGCGCGATGCGACGCTCACCGAGAAGCTGGGCCCGATGTTCGCCGAGGAGAACGTCCGTTTCCGCACCGACCTGACGACCGTGCCGGCGCTGAACCAGCCGCTCATGAACTCGGCGCAGCAGATCGTGGCGCTGACCGGGCGGCCGGTGTTCACCGTCAACGAGATGCGAAAGATCGCAGGCCAGCCGTTGATCGACGACCCGAGCGCCGACGAGCTGGCCGAGCCGAAGCCCGGCCTGCCGTTCGGCCAGCAGACCCCGAGCGGCATCGCCCCGAGTGATGACGTGACCACGGCCGTCCCCGCCGACACGAAGCCAGCGCCCGAGCCGGGGGCGAAGGCGAAGCGCGCAGACCGCCTGATCGACACGCCGGAGCGCGCCGAGCGCTGGCGCGGCCAGGACCGGCTCATGAAGCGTTACGAGGAGAAGTTCCGCCGCGCCTACGTGGCGGTGATCCGTGAGCGTGGCGCGAAGCTGAGGGCCAAGCTCGAGGCCGGGGCCCTCCGCTCCGCCAAGTGGAGCGCGCGCTCCATCGACCTCGAGGATCTGTTCGCACCCGACCCCGAGGACGAGACCCGCATCGCTGGCATCTACGAAGACCTGATCGCCGCCCGCGGGCGCGAGGCCGCGCGCGAGATTGCGCTCGAGCTCGAGGTGAATATCAACGCGCAGACGGTGCGCCACTTCATCCAGGCGCGCCAGGCGCTCGGGTTGAACGGCGCGATGCAGAACCTGATGGACGGCGTCCGCACCTCGCTCGCCGAGGGCATCGCGCTCAACGAGTCACTCTCCGAGCTCGCCGCTCGGGTCGGCAAGTACCTCGAGGAAGCGGAGCAGGGCCGCGCCCTGACCATCGCTCGGACCGAGGCGGTCTCGGCCTACAACTTCGCGAGCGTCGAGGCGTGGCGGCAGTCGGGAGACGTCGAGGAGCTCGAATGGCTCTCGGCGCGCGACTCCGCGGTGCGTGAGACCCATGCCGAGGCGGACGGCCAAGTCGTGGGCATCAACGGCGACGGCTTCGACGTCGGCGGCGAGACGCTCGAGTACCCGGGCGACCCCTCTGGAAGTCCCGAGGAGACGATCAACTGCCGCTGCGTCGCGCTCCCCGTAGTCAACGAGCGCGCGCGCGCTCGCATGTGGGAGCGGAGTTGGTTCCCTGCCCCGAGCACGAACGGGCACACGAAGCCCAAGAACCGCATCGCGGAGCACGCCCGATGACCGCATTCCGCCAAGCCTGGGACCGCATGCGACAGAAGCGCGCGCGCGCGATGATCGTCAGCTGCCCGAGCATGGACTGTCGCGAGCAGGTGGTCGTCTCGCTCGATTCGGACCGCGCCAAGTGCTCGAAGTGCGGACGCGAGTGGCAGTACACGAAGTCGCATCTCTTGAGAGGTGAGCGATGACCGAGAAGAGGCTCATCCACCGCCGGAGCGCCGGGACGCTCGAGAAGCGCGCCTCGCTCGCGCCGGCCTCCGACGACCTGACCCAGATCGCGAGGCTCGTGCCGGACGGCTTCCCCGCGCCGACGGCGGACGACGTCTACGTCGCCTCGGCGCTCGTCTGTAACGACATGGTCGACAACTATTCGACCCGCTTCACCGACGCCGCCCTGGGGCAGATCGCCACCCTGCTCCCGGGCGCCAACGTGATGCGGAACCACAACGAGTACGGCAGCGACGACCTGCCGGTCGCCCGCTGCTTCGCCGCCGACAGGCTCGCGGGCCCTGACGGGGCGCAATACGTGCGCGCCAAGTTCTACTGGGAGCGCGGGACCGCCTGCGGCGACGAGATGGCGAAGAAGTTCTCCCTCGGACTCTGGCGCGAGGTGTCGCTGTCGTGGTGGATGAGCAGCTTCACCAACTCGATCGACGGCCAGCCGTTCGATGAATCGCCGTACTACCCGGGGCAGGAGCTGGCGGACGGCCAGACCGTCGTCGGCATCATGGATGACGTCGTCGAGGTGAACGAGTTCTCGCTCGTCGCCCGCGGCGGCCAGGTGAACACGAGTGTGAACCCGGCGAGCCGGAAGGACCGCGACGACGTGCTCGAGCTCGTGCAGGCCGCCCGCGCGCGTGCCCGGCGCGAGCCGTGGGATGTGTGGTTCCCGAACCGAGGGGCAGCATGACGTAAGAGCAACGGCAGTTCCGTGGTGCGGTTCGCGACCCGCGCCTTGAGTCATGGGTAGCAGTGCTTCAAACGCGCTGCGGGTTGTGGACAGCGTCGCCGCCAAGGATGGCGGGACGGCACACACGGAGGTGTGGAGTGAAGGTCGAGTTCGCCAAGATTCCCCTGCCGACGAAGCCTGATGAGCTGGGCCCCTACCTCGAGGCCCACCGCACCGCGTTCTTGGAGAGCGAGAACCGGGCGAAGGAAGCCGAGGAGAAGCTCGCCACGAACATCGAGGCGGGCGCGAAGTCGATCGAGGAGCACAAGCGCCAGGCGACGAAGCTCGCCGAGATGGAGGAGCTGCTCAAGACGCTCCACGAGCAGAACCGCATCCACGGCGACGGCGGGATCGAGCGCCAGCTCCGCACGCTACCCATGGTCCGCAGGGTCGAGAAGGACCAGGACTACCGCGGCCGCGTCCCGAGCAAGATGTTCAACCTCCTGGCGTTGACCCGCGACGAGCTCAAGACGTACCTCTCGGGCGAGGCGCTCAACTGGGCGCTCCGCTTCCGCCGGCTGAACAACGCCGTGCTCTCGACGCATCACATCATGTCGATCGTGAGCGAGGGCGCACCGCAGCGGCGCGAGCAGTACGCGCAGGCCGGTGGCATCAAGGGCACCGAGCTCTTCCCGGCGCTCCAGGAGTGCTACAAGCAGGGCATGCGTGCGCTGGACATCGCGGAGGCCGGCCACGTCGCGGAGTGGATCCCGACGCTCTACTCCTCGGACCGCTTCACCGAGGTCCGCGACCAGCTGCAGCTCGCGCAGCAGTTCCGCTGGCTGCCGATGCCGCAGTCGCCATGGGTCATCCCGACCCTCACCGGGTTCATGACGGCGTACGTCATCCCCGAGGCGAACAACAACGCGGCCGCCGGCAACACCATCCTCACCGAGTCGGACCCGACGAGCTCGAACCGTACGCTGACGGCGAAGAAGCTCGCCGTGATGTCGTACTTCTCGCGCGAGGTCGAGCAGGACTCGATCGTCGCCGTGCTGCCGATGTACGACGAGGAGATGGCGTACGCGCAGGCGTTCGGCATCGAGAACGCGGTCGTGAACGGCCAGCTGACGGCCACGATCGACACCGGCAGCGCCCCGGGCGCGACCGATGTCCGCGCCAACTTCGACGGCGTGCGATTCAACGCCTCGCTCATCGGCTCGACGGTCGACTTCTCGGCCGGCATGACCGCCGAGCGGCTCGCCCAGATGATCCAGGTGCTCGGGAAGTGGGCGGATCCGAACAACTGCGTGTTCGCGACGGGCTACACCGGGCTCGCGAAGGCGCTGATCCTCAAGGACGGCAACGGCAACCTCGTCTATCTCACGCGCGAGCATGCGGGTGACGCGGCCACCATGTTCACCGGCGCGGTCGGCATCCTCATGGGCTACCCGCTCGTCATCTCGGGCGCCTACCCGCAGAACATGAACCTCAACGGCGTCATCGACGGCGTCACTACCACGAAGACGGGCATCGTGCTGCTCAACAAGCGGCCGTGGTTGGGCGGCAACCGCCAGGGCGTCGAGGTCGAGGTGAGCCGCGACGAGCGGTTCAGCTACGACCAGATCGGCGTGCGGTCGATCCAGCGCGCGGCGTTCCGCGCGTTGATCGCCGCATCCGCGGCCAAGCCGCACCTGGTCGCCGGCGTCGGCCTGTAAACCGAAACGAGTTCGCCGAGGGCGGGGCTGTGCGGTGTCGCGACCGCCAGCCTCGCCCGAAGCGGGCCCGCACGCGAGGAGGGGAGCGAGCAATGGTCAAGGTGAAGAACATCGCCGAGGGGTTCTACGGCGACGGCGAACTGTTCGTCCATCCGGGTGAGGAGATTGAGGTCTCCGCGGAGAAGGCGGAGTACCTCTGCCACGCTGAGACGGCCGGCAAGTTCGAGCGGGTCGTAGACGCCGCCGCGGACGCTGCCGCTGCCGCCGAGAAGGCGGCGCGGGAGAAGACCGCCGCGGACGCTGCCGAGAAAGCCGCCGCTGCGGCCGCAGGGAAGGAGAAGAAGTAACACGCCATGCTCACGGTCACGCCCTACGCTTTCGCGTCCACCACCGACCTCCAGGCGCGGCTCAAGCGCTCGACGGACTACGCGCCGTCGGGCGCTGAGCCGGACATGCAGCAGCGGCTCATCGACGCCGTCAATGTCGCCACGCACTGGATGGAGATGAAGACGCGGCGGAAGCTGAAGGCACGGAACTACAAGCTGGCGGCGAGCAAGAGTGGCTTCGGGAGCAGTGGGAATTTCACCTGCGCGATCATCGGCGGCGTCGCCGGGCTCGACGTCGGCGATGATGTCGTGGCCGCGATCGGCATCGACATCAGCACGCAGGTCGCGAGCATTAACGGCTCGGTGCTGACGCTGAACAACGCCCTCAACTCGGATTGGGGCACGACCCAGACGCGGGCCATCACCGTTGGCTCGCAGCCGCTGATGTTGAACGGCGACGACGCCGAGAACTGCTCCGGCTACAACCGCTGGGGCGGCACGGAGATCGCGCTCACCGAACGGCCGCTCGTCCAGGTGTTCGGCCTCTACCGGCTCGACGGCGACGGCAACCGCACCGCGATCAACACCACCGGTGCGCGCTACGAGTACGAGACCGGCCGCATCGTCCTGACGCGAGATCTGTTCCCCTCGGGGCAGCAGAACATCCACGCCGAGGTGCGCGCCGGCTACGTCAAACCGGACGGCACCACGCTCGGCCACGAGCAGTACTACCAGCTCGAGCAGATCGCGCTGCGTGTCGCTGAGATCTACTACGTCGACGCGCTCCAGATCCGCGGCCGGGCGAGCGACGTCGGCGCCGGTGGCCTGAACGCGCGGCTCGATGCCGCGGTCCCGGCGGACGTGGTCGACGCGCTCCTGCCGTTCGTGAGGCTCTGGTGATCGGCGTCTCGGTCAAGGGCGCGGAGCTCGCGGCCAAGAGGCTGGCCCAGGCGGCGGCCGACGTGCGCGTGAACGGCGAGCGCGACATGCGCGCCTCGACGCTCCTGATCCGCACCATGCTCTCGGCGGAGATGACTGCGCCCGAGCAGCGTGACGCCTTCTGGGGGAAGAAGGGCGGAACGCCCGGCATCTCGGTTCGCTCGGGGAAGACGCGGGCGAGCCTGACGCCGGGGACCCTGGTCTACCGCACGGGCACCACCGTCGTCGGCGTCGTGGGCTCGGGTGAGAAGCACCTCGCCCTGCTCGAGACGGGCGGCACGATCTCGAGCGGCCGCTACCTCCGCGTGCCCACGGCACTCGCCCAGACGCCCGCCGGCGTCGACCGCTATGCGGGCCAGTCCATCCGCGACATCCCCGGGGCGTTCCTGCTCCGAACCAAGACGGGCCGCCTATGGGCGGCGCGGCGGCGTCGCGGCGGCGCAGTGGAGCTGCTCTACCTCCTCGTCCGCTCGGTGAAGATCCGCGGCCGCGGCATCTTCGGCCGCGTCGCCACGCTCGCCAGCCCCGAGGTCAAGGCCATCACCGGCCGCTCGCTCGAGGCCGTCGTGCGCAAGGCGAACGGCTGATGGCGCGCCAGCAGGCCATCCCCAGCCAGCTCGCCGGCGCGATGCTCACGCGCTTGCAGGCGATCACGAGCGCCTCGGGCTCGCTCACCGACCCCAAGTCGGTGACGCGTGGAATGTCAGTCGACGTAGCCAATCGCCCGATGCCGGGGCTCTACCTCTGGCTCCAGTCGATCAACCCCGACCTGCGCCTCCAGCAGAAGGCGGCGAACGTCTCGTTCATCCGCACGAGCGCGACCTGGTACCTGCTCTGCACAGTCGCCTGGCCGGTCACCGCGCCCGAGTGCGAGGACGCGCTCAACAACCTCATGGCGGACGCGAAGAACGCGCTGCAGTCGGACTTCCAGCTCGGCGGGCTGCTCGCAACCGGGTACCTGGACATCGGCGCGATCTCCTACGAGCCCGGCCTCTCGAGCGACGGCTACACGACGGCGAAGATCGAGATCACGGCGACATGGCAATGGTCCACGGACACCGGCCCGTAAGGCGCGGGTTTCCCGCACGGAGGCGATGACACATGGCGAACCCGGGCATTACCTGTAAGGGCTACATGCAGTTCGGGCGCGAGTCGACGTGGGGCACGGGCGTCGCCGCGACCAAGCGGCTGCCCATCATCAACCACACGATCCGTCAGCAGTTCAAGCAGGAGCGAGACAAGTCGCTCACCGGCAGCAACAGCGTGCGCGACATCAAGAACGTGCTCGAGTACGCGGCCGGCGAGATCGAGCTCTACCTCACCTACAACGAGCTCCTGATGTTCTTCGACGGCGTCTACGGCACCGGCACGTTCGGCAGCACCGGAGACATCCCGAGCGGCGCCGGTCCCTTCACGCATACGTTCCTGGATCTCGACTTCTTCAACTCGTACACGATCCAGCTGATCGAGGGGAACATCCCGGCCGCGGGTTGCCAGCGCGTGCTCGGGGCGAAGATCTGCGGCATCAAGATCACGGGTGAGGCGCACAACATCTGCCACGTCACGCTCTCGGTCGTCGGCAAGCAGATGCAGACGAACCAGACCCCGACCGGAGCGCTGAGCGCGGCGACGCCGTCCTACGCGCTCACGGGGCATCTGACCGCATCGATGACGGATGGCTCGGGGGACGCCTCCAGCGACCAGATCTTCCGGAGCTTCGAGTTCGAGCACAAGAACAGCTGCGGCGTGCGCGAGGGCTGCGGCTCCGCCTTCACGCTGGAGCCCATCCGCACCGGGCCGTCGATGTCGCGCTACAAGTTCAAGAAGGAGTTCCGCACGGTCGCGGCGATGAACGCGTGGATCGCGGAGACCGCAATGTCGTCGGTGACGATCCCGCTCGTCTCCGGCGCGCTCCAGATCACGATCTCGACCGAGACCGCGAAGATCACCGCCTACTCGCAGACGCAGAATCCCGACGACCTGATCTTCGCCGAGATCGAGATGGAGGGTATCGACTCGGCGACCTACGACCCGTCGAAGATCATCGTCATCAACCAGCAGGCGACCGTCATCACCTAAGCGCAGGAAAGGGGAGCGCAGCCCCATGGTCGATCCACAGGTCAGCACCGTCGACGACTTCGCCGAGCCCGAGACGAAGGTCATCACCCTGCCGCGCCCGGGCTCCAAGGGCCAGCAGCTGTTCGTGAAGATCCGCGCGCTGCCGCTGGTGCGCATCTTCCAGCAGCTGGAGGGCGTCCCCGGGCTGGATGGCAATACCGGCACGCCAGGCGAGGCGAAGAAGCTCACGTTCGGCGAGGCGCGCGAGCTGCTCCTGACGGCGCAGAAGCCGAACGAGGCGATCGCGAACGACGGCGTCGTCGCCCCGCTCTTCTACTTCGGCGACACGCCGGTCGTGGGCCGGGCGTCTTGGGACAACGTCCACCCCGAGAACCAGCAGGCCATCGTGCGCGGCATCACCGACCTCTCGGGCTTCACCGACACGCCGACGCCTGTCCCGGCGCCGCCGTCCCTGCCGGTCGTGGGAGACGCCGCTGCCGCAAGCTCGTTTCGCGAGGTGGCTCAGTGACGACAGCTTCGACGCCCGGGCCTCGGGGACGGCGGACCGCGCCGGTTTCATGGCCTGGCTGCTCATCGAGATCTGCCGCCTGCCGAGGTCGCCACACGAGCCGCTCGGGCTCCGGCTGAATAAGTCGGACGAGCTGCGCTTCGCACGCGACGTGCTTATCGCGGCGAAGCGGTGGGAGGCGGAGAAGAACGAGGAGGCACTCAAGGGCGCGGGTCGGCCGCAGCAAGGCGGCGCAGACCCGCACGGGATGGTAGGCAGGGTCGTCGGCCGGCAGCCCACGGAGGGGTAGCTTGGCGAACGTCATCGAGATCATCGCGCAGTACAAGGACCAGCTGTCCGCCGGGCTCGCACAGGCCAGCGGCAAGCTGAACGCCTTTGAGGCCGATGTCTCCTCCGGGGCCGTGGGGTTCGCGGCGTATGCGACCGCGGCAACGGTTGCCGCCGGCGCGGCCGTGGCGGTCGGCGCGGCGCTGGCGGGTGCGGCGATCAAGCTCTCCGAGCAGGCGCTGCAGCTGCGCAACCTGGCCGATAGCTCCGGCATCGCGGCTGACCGGCTACAGGTCATCCAGTCCGCCTTCCGCCGCGGCGGCGTCGACTCCGAGCTCTTGGCCACCGGGCTCGCGCGCATGTCACGCGCGATGGAAACGAACCAGGCGCTGATGCAGCGGCTGGGCGTGACCTCGCGCGACCAGTTCACGGCGTTCCGGGAACTCGCGACCGCGATCGTGAACACGAGCGACATCGCCGAGCGCAACACGCTCATCTTCGAGATCTTCGGCCGCGGCGGCACGCGCCTGATTCCCGTCTTGCGCGAGATCGCGACCAGCTACGACTCGCTCGCGACCGCGGCGCAGGCGAGCGGCAATGTGTTGAGCGACCGACAGATGACGGCGCTTCTGAACGTCCATTCGGCCACAGAGGACTTGAAGGAGTCGGTCGGGGGCTTGTGGAAGCGGATGGGGGCCGACGCCGCGGCGCCGGTCGAGCAGGGCACCAAGGCGCTCAACGGCTTCGTGGTCGTGCTCCAGAAGGCGCTCGACCTGCGCGACCGCATGGACCAGTCCTTCTACGGCTCCAAGTCGGCCACCGCGTTCGGGCCGCCGATGCTGCCTCCGGACGCGGCCGCCGACGCAGCGGCCGCCTATCAGAAGCAGCTCGCGAAGATGGACGCCGACTCCTACGAGTACATGCTGCAGCATCGCGCGAAGCCGCTCCCCGCACCGAAGCCACCCGGGAGTGCTGGCCCGTACTTCCCCGGCGGCCCCTTCGGCGGCATCCCGGACCTGAGCTTCCTCGAGAACCCGCTGCGGAAGCCTGGCAGCGTCAGCTCGTCGTTCCTCGGCGGCCCGCTCGGCGCCATCCCTGACCTGACCGAGCCGCTCGCGAAGGCCGCCGACAGGGTGAAGGAGTTCAGCAAGACGGTCATTGGCTCCTTCGACGACATCGGCCGCAGCGTCTACTCCGGCTTCTTTACCGTGCTGACGAACCTGACGAACAAAACGCAAACGTTCGGCAGCGCGATGAAGACGATCTGGCAGAGCATCGTGCAGGGCATCGAGGCGGCCATCGCGAACCTGCTCGCCTCGACCGCCGTGAAGGGTCTCCTGCGACTGCTGGGCGTCGGGCTCACGGTTATCACCGGAAACCCGATCTTCACTCAGCTCGGGAACGCGGCCGCTACTGGCGTAGGTGGCGGCTCGAACGTGACCGCATCGCCGACCCGCGGCGGCGACACGTTCATCCTCCAGTCGTTCTCGCCGGCGTCGACCCTCGCCTCGCTCGTCTCGCCCACGGGCGCGCTGCGCGGCGCCAACTCCCGGCTCATTGAACTCGCGGCGATGAGCTGATGGCGAACAACCTCCTTATCGGCCTCACGAACCTGCTCGCGGGCGCGACGCTCAAGAACGGCACGGGCGGCGGAGCGCCGGCGCGCAACGAGGCGTCGCCCTACGTGATGGAGAACGCGCAGGGCACCGACCGCTCCTCCGCGTGGGCAACTTCGGCTGCTCCCGATGTGCCCCAGTACATCGACTTCGACCTCGGAAGCTCCAAGGCGATCACCGTGTTCGCGATTCTCGGTTTTCGCGCGTCGACGATCTCCGCCGTGACCGCGATGTCGGCATACACATCCGGAGGCGCTGTCTATCCGCCCGTGGGATGGACGTTCCGGGGAGGGCTCAACGTCGCTCGCGACACGGCGCTCATCATCGGCTCGGTCTCGCAGCGCTATGTGCGCTTCCAGTTCGACCTCCCGCTCGCGGCGTTCTCGGTCGGCCGGCTCTGGGTCGGGAGCCCAACCGACATCGGCGTCTATCACGACACGGACGGCGTCTATGGCGTCTCGCGCAACCGCATGGAGACACAGCTCCCCGGCGGCGCCTTCGTGCTAACCGACCTGGGCGACCCCGGCGGCCGCTACAGCCTGCGCTTCTCGACCGCGGACGCCACGCTCAAGAACACGCTGAAAGGGCTGCGCGATCAGTCGGGCAGCTTCGTCGTCATCGACCCCGAGGGACAGGTCCGCGAGGTGTTCGTTCCCGGCGGCCAGGTCGAGCCCATCCGGCGCTGGAACTCGGTATGGGATGTCCCGCTCGAGCTGACGGTGATGCCGTGAGCAGCCCCGCGACTGCCGCATTCCTCGCCGCCTGGCGCCGCCACGACGCCAAACGGCGCACGCTCGCGACCATCACGCTCTCGGTGCCATCGGGGCGGACGCTCTACTACGCGACCGCCGAGACGTTCGTCGACAGCCAGCTCTACCAGGCTGGGCTCGAATGTGAGTCAGTGCGCGAGACGATCTCACTTCTGGATCCGGGGCTCATCCCCTCGACTTCCGCGATCACGCTCAAGAAGCGCGACGCGTTCCAGGCGGACGGGGACCACGTCGGCGAGCTGCTCTCGGCGTATCTCTTCCAGAACGCGGTCGTGAATATCTACGACTGGGTCGAGGGCGCGGGGCTCACCTCGGCCGATCTCTGCCAGGTGTTCAGGGGCAACGTCGCGCGGCCCATCGACATCAGCTTCGGGCAAGTCTCGCTGGTGCTGATGCAAGACTTGTCGTGGAACAAGCAGACGCCGCCCACGGTCGTCGACAAGGTGAGCTACCCGAACTCGCCCGACGTCTCGCAGGGGCTGCCAGTGCCGACCATCTATGGCGACCACCGCTCGCCGGGCATGCGCGCGCCGTGGTCCGCGGCGTACACGAACAAGTCGAAGCAGGAGGACTCGGGCGCCGGTATCGGCGTCGTGCCACTCGTGCTTGTAGACGCCGGAGTCGGCAACGCGAAGGTGAAGATCGTGGGCGCCGGCCACCTTCTCGCGGACCTCCTCGACCGAACGACAGGCCACTCGGCCTACATCGTCGGCGAGCAGACGCTCGCCCCGATCGACACCGGCGGCATCACTGAGACGCTCGGCGCCTCGGAATCCTTTCTGGAGATCGCGGACGAGAACGCCATCGCCTACGCCGCCATCATCCCCGTCGACGTGCGCGCTTCGGAGAACACGGCCAGCGAGCCGCGGCGCGCGATGGACCCCTTCGATGAGACGACTTACGCGACGCTCGACCAGGGCGCGGGGAAGACCACTCTCCAGCTGATCCTGCCCAACCTATCGGCCTTGGGGCGTCTCGAGTCGGTGCAGTTCTACGTCGGCTATTCGGGTGACGCGGCGAACCCGAACAACATGCGCATCCAGGCGCGCAACCCGGCCACGGGCTTCGGGGCCACGAGCGCGAACTGGGCCGCCGCCTCGGCGACGCCCGCGGTGCAGACGGGGACGTGGAACGCGGCCGACTACACGCAGAACTGGGACTTCGGCTCGGGCGGCACCGCGCATCCCTGGGATGTGCGCATCGACTTCGTTGCCGGAGCCACGAACAAGGGCCGTATCTACTGGGTCGTGCTCGTCGGCAAGTACCGCCCGCAGCGGAGCACCGTGACGCCGGGTGGCGTCAGCACGACCTACAGGCTCGAGGCGGGATACAAGACCAGGCGGAGCCGGAACTACCTCGTGCCGGTGACCACCATCATCCCGGAGACGTTCAGGCTCGACGGCCAGTTCTTCGGCAATCCGAAGGGCTACGCAGACGACGGGAGCGGGACGTATACGGGCGTCGCCTCGGCGCTAATCGAGCGCCCGTGCGACATCGCGCAGCACTTCCTCGCGACCTACGGCGGCGTCTCTGGGGGCAACATCGAGACCGGCGCGACCGCGTTCGGCTCGTTCGCGCTCGCGCGCTCGCTGCTTCGGAACGCGCAGCCGACCGACTTGAAGATGGCGGTCTGGATCGGCCAGCGAACGACCGTCCAGCGCGCGCTGCAGGCGCTCGCAGCGCAATCTGGTATGTGCATCTACCTGGACAGCCTGTCGAACAAGTGGCTGTGCTTCGTGTGGAAGCCCGGAGCCGTTCCCGACTACGACCTGACGTTCTCCTGGTTTGCCGGCGACATCGCCGACTTCAGTTGCGAAGAGACGAGCGTCGTCGACGTCCGCCACGCCATCCGCGTCAAGTACGGCTTCGACTACTACAAGAACAAGACGCTCTACGAGGCATTCGTGAACTCGGGAGCGAGCAGTCAAGGGCTGAACCTGCCGACCATTCGCGACCAGCGCCTCGTGGTCAGCGCCTCGAACCACGACCTCGACTTCATCGAGCTCGCCGTTCGCCACGTCACGCTGGCCTCGGCAAACTATGCGCCCATCGACCTCGCCGTGGAGCTGCAGACGAAGGTGCAGGCGCTGGGCGGGGCCATGGCGGACCACGTCTTCGGCTACGGCTTCTCGGTCAAGACCGGCTTCAACGACCTCTTCCGCGTCAAGGTCGGCGGCACGCCATATGTCGCGACGCTGAACCCCGCCGACTACACCGCCGAGGGCTTTGCGACCGAGCTCGCGCGCGCCCTGACCGCCGCTCACGCCAACGGTTGGGCGTGCACCTACGACCATTCGGCGAACAAGTTCACGCTCACCGGCACGTCGTCGTTCGTGATCGACGTCACGGGCGCCACGACCACCAATGCCGTGATGATCTTCGGCATGACCATCGGGCATTCCCCGCTGGCGTCCACGAGCCTGACCGCCGACCTGCCGAGGTACGGGGGCCGGATCTGGGCGGAATCGTCATCGCTCTGTAACTACCTGTGGGCGAGCGGCGCCAACCAGTCGACCAACTGCGCCGACCTGCTCGGCTTTCCCCGCACCGACAGCGGGCTCACCACGGACACGTCGGCGACCTATTCCCGCGGCGACCGCGAGCGCAACGCCAGCACCTACGAGGGCTATTACGGCCCGCGCGAAGAGAACCAGATCACTGCCGACTGGATCCGCGACGAGACGACTGCGGTGCAACTCCGGGACCGCATCTTCGACCTTTCCGGCCGCCCGCGCGTGCTCGTGCACTTGAAGAGCTACCGCTGCCCGGACATCCGGCGCATGCAGGTCATCCAGTTCTCGTCCGACCTCGACGCGATCGTGCCGTACCCGAAATACGGGACGAACGGCTCGTGGGCGGGGAAGTCCTTCGTCGTGCTCGAGATCGAGAAGTCGCAGGGCCCGCAGTACCACACTCAACTTCTAGCGATCGAGGCGGACTGAACAATGAGATCAACCATGTTTCGCGGGCTCGCGGCGGGCCTCGTCCTGGCCGCGCTCGCCGGGACGGCGCTGGCGGGCGTCAACGTCAGCTCGGTGACCCAGAAGCACTGGCGGAGCGTGACGAGCATCGCGGTGCAGGCGACCGTGCTCGGCGATGACGACACGAACGCCGTGGCGCAGATCTTCCAGCGCCGCCGCGCCTCGGCTTCGTTCGACTCCGGCATGGTCATGTCGCGCCGCCCCGGCACGCATCTCTACGGCGGCCGCATCCTGTGGCTGCCGGCCGGCGACACCTGCGACTTCTACATCGAGGCGCGCGACGGTGCCACGGTGCGCTCGGTCGTAGACACAGCCACTTGTGCGCGTATCCCGTACTTCACGCCCGACATCAACCTCTTCATTGACACCTACGCCAACGCGGCCACGGGCCAAGACTTCTGGGACGGCACGAGCCCCACGTTCTTGAACGGCACCGTTGGGCCCAAGAAGACGATCCAGGCGGCCGTGAACGCCATGAGCGGGTTCGGCGCCGATGACGGCTCGACCGTGCATGTCGCCAACGGCGAGTACCACGAGGCGGTGACGCTCTCGGGTGCCACGAATGGCTTTCACTACCGACTGCTCTGAGAGTCACGCGACTCGACCATCATCTGTGGGGCGAACCCGAACGTGGAAGCCGGTCGCTACGACGCCACGAACGCGATGGTGTGGACATTCACGGGCCAGGACTCGTGCTATGTCGCTTTCTTCCCCGCGAACGGTGGCCCGGCGGATTCGACGCAGGTATTCGTGCTGGGCTTCGGCGAGCTGCTGCATCGGAAGACGAGCATCAAGGGCATCCTCGATGACTCGACGTTCACCGCCTCATGCAGCAGCAGCAGCAACCAGGGCGAGCTGTCCGGCTGGTTCTGGCGCAACGATTCGCTCTACGTGAAGCGCGCCGGGGGCGGGAGCCCGAGCGTCGCCGGCAACCACTTCGGCTACATCGACAAGCCGCTCACCATCCTCGGCCGCAATTGGACGGTGAGCACCCTGACGGTGCGCTACGCCGGCGAGAGCCGGAGCGACAATGTCGCCACCGAGACGGCGTACAAGAACGCGAACGATCAGGGCTGTGGTACCGGCTGCCAGGCGGGGAAACAGAACCCGAGCCTGAATGGACACCTCATCACGCTCGGTAGCAACAGCGTCGCGGGCAGCAATGCCTCCGGCGCCGTGCTCTACAACCTACGGCTCTATGGTTCGAATGCGCAGCTGGTCTATGGGCCGCGCTGGGCAAACGGGGTGCAGAGCGACACCATCACCGTCGCCAATTGCGTGTTCGACGGACTACGCGTCGGCGATTACCTCTATTCCGCCGGCAAATGCCGCCCGGAAGAGCAGGTGAATGCTACGACCATCACGGCCTCGAATGTGTTCGTCTATGGCTGCACGATCAACAGCGTGTTCAACGGCATCTCATCCAACGGCGACGCTGTTCCCGACACGAGTGGCGCGTCCTACTGCGAATACAGCTACAACACGTTCCGGCACCTCGCCGACGACACGTTCGAGTTCGACTTCAGTGCCAGTCAGAACACGCTGATCTTGCGGAACAGCCTCCAGCGCGTGCTATCCGGCTACAGCGCCACACCCGCCAAATATGGGCCGGTCTACATCTTGTTCAACACGCTCGCCACCCATGGCCGGGGTTTCAAGGCTGGCGGACTCAACATCGCCCCAACCTATTGGTACAACGACACGTTCTACCCCGACTCGCTGCCGCCGCTGGCCGTGACGAGCACCTCGACGGACTACGTAGGCGGCGGCGGGTTCCAACACAATTACTTCCGCAATTGCATCTTCGCCGCGCGCGCGACCTCGCCGGCGATCCCTGTGGTCGGCGTGTCGGCCGCGGACTCGGCGCGCATGGGCACGAACGAGTTCAACTACGACGTTTATTACCTGAACACTGGCTCCAACATCGCGACCTGGGCTGGAACGAACTTCACCCTCGGGACGCTCAGGTCGACGTTCGGCTGGGAGAAGAACGGAGTAAACACCTCGTTCCAGGGCAGCCAGAGATTCGCAAATGCCGCGGGCTACAACTTTCGGCTCGGGGCTGGCGGCGCCAATGCCAAGGACCAGGCCGTGCGCATCGCCGGAGTGAACGCCGCCTTCGGCTTAAACCGCTACGTCATCGGCCCCGCCGGCGCCCCAGCCAGACCCGACCGCGGCGCCTACGAGTTCTCGAACCGCAAGCATCGCCCGTGGTGGCGGCGCTGGTACCAACACAGCTAACGGAGGACACACTCACATGGACGTGAAGCGCTTGAGCAGGTTGGCACTCGCGGCCCTCGCCGCGCTGGTGGTGGCGGGCGCCGCGCATGCATCGACGCCGGCGTCGTCGCGGGCGCTCCGCACGTCTCGGGTCGCGCAGAAGTCGGCGACCGGCACGGTGACGTTCGCGGACTGGGGGAACCCCGAGGGCGATGTCTCCGGCCGCATCCTGACCGACTCGCTCGTGGTCATCGATGAGATCGACTTCACCGCCGTCGCCGACGTGGCCGACGAGAACTGGACGCTCACGGTCCTCGATGACTCGGGCAACGAGATGTTCCGGCTCATGCAGACCGTCACCGCATCCACGGCGGACAACATCGCGAAGGTGTTCCCGTCCGGGCTGCCGCTTTGGAAGGGGACGGTCGCGGCCGGCGTGTTCACGCCGGGCACGGTCCCGTGCAGCAATGGTTACAGCATCGTCCTGACGAACGCCGTGGGAACCGGCTACCTCACCGTCTTCTGGCACATGGAACTCCCGGCGGACCGCGCGCGGTGAGCCAGAAGGGGCCGCTTACGCCGCATTTCGACCTCTCGGAGTTCCTGCCCGCGGGCCACGACGGCTCGGTGCCCGGCGAGGTGCTCGGCAATCTGATCGCGGTCGCCGAGCTGCTCGAGGTGCCGCGCGCCTGGCTCGCACGCCCGCTCAAGGTCACGAGCGGGTGGCGCCTGCCCGAGCACAACGCCGAGGTGGTCGGCTCGCGCTCGAGCGACCACATGAAGGGCCGGGCCGCGGACGTCCAGGCGGGCGCAGGCGACGGCGAGTCGTGGCAGGACGCCACGATCAGGCTCTTCCACTGGGCGCGCGTCAACCTCGCCGGGCGCTACGGGCAGCTCATCCTCGAGGACCGCCGCGAGCACCTGAAAGACGACAAGAAGCTGTGCGTGCACATCTCCATTCCGACCGCGAAGCACCCCGGCGACGGCAAGGACGTCGACGCCGTGCTCGTCTCTAGCGTGCCCGGCGTCTATCGGGCATTCGAGGAACCGCGTGCGTGAAGGAAACCCTGCTGGCCGTGGCAGCGCTGCTCACCATTCTATAGGCGGGCGCGAACGTGTACGTGTCGATGGCGCTCCGGGCGCGCGACCGGGAGGACTTCGAGAAGCTGCGGGACGAGTACGACCTGGACAAGGAGAAGGCGCAGGAGTTCCGCGAGAAACTGCGGGAGCGGCTCGCAAGGGCTGGCATTGGCGAATGACGCGGCCGCAGCTGAAGCGCGCGCACCTCGCGACTGCGACGCTGACGCTGCTCGCGGCGTTCATGCTCTTCGCCGTGGCTGCGGCCTGGCGGTGAAGTCCCGTCCCGCGATGGAGCGCGACCTCCGGGCGAAGCTGCTCCAGGCGGACACGGAACTCGTGGCCGCGATCCTTCGGAAGACGACGGCGATGGTCGAATACGTCGAACGCGACGGCAGCGAGGCGTGCATCAAGTTCGACCCGTTCATGGGCGGCATCCTCGAATGCACGCT